TATACTTGTTCAAATGATAATTGTAACTGCTATATTGAACGCAAAAGCTTAAGTGACTTTATTAGCACATTAAGTAGTGGCAATTTAAATAGATTTAAAAACGAAGTAGAAAAGGCCAAAATTAATAATGCATATATTGTTGTAGTAGTAGAAGAGAAGCTACAAAACGCTTTGAGCTTCCAATATTTACCATATATTAGTAAAAAGATTAAAGCTACCCCAGAATTTATATTCCATAATGTAAGATCATTAATACAAGATTACGATAATCTACAATTCTTATTTGTAGATGGCAGAGAAGAGATGAAAAGAACAATAGAAGCTATATTAGCATCTAAATGTTTTTACAAGAAAGTAGATCTACAATTAGCGTATGATCTAAAGATATTATGATATTTTGTCCAGATAAATACGTAAGAGAGGTTAAAGACGTTAATGCTGAGTTAATGGAAATGAAGGGTTATCTTAATGATAAAGAAGCAAAGATATCATTAGCAAAATTCTTAAGAGCTAATATTGGATTCACAACAGAATTAATTAGCGGAGTTAAACTAGCTCCATATCAAGAGATACATCTTAAATCATTTTTTAATCGTAATTTTAACATGTGCGTATTTGGTCGTGGTTGTGGTAAAAGTTTTACCGCAGCAGTATTTTGTTTTCTTCAATGCGTATTTGAACCTAATACTAAAATTCTTATTGCTGGTCCAACATTTAGAACTGCGAGATTTATTTTTAATAACTTAGAAAAAATAGTTAATAGTCCAGGTGCAGAATTACTTGCTCAATGTTTTGGCGCTAAAGCAAAAAGAAATGATCAATTTGAATGGCAGATTAATGGTGGAAGTATAGTAGCGATTCCTCTTAACGGAGAAAAGATTCGAGGCTTTCGCGCAAACATCTTAGTATTAGACGAGTTTCTTTTGCTCCCAGAAGAGATTGTTAAAAATGTATTGATGCCATTCTTGGTAGCGCCACAAAATATTAAAGAGCGCATGGAGATCAGAGAACTAGAAGATAAATTAATCGAAGAAGGCTCAATGAAAGAAGAAGATAGAATGGTTTTTGAAAATACAAGTAAGATGTTGGCATTCTCATCTGCTAGTTATACATTTGAGAATCTATATAAAGTTTATGGTGAATGGTCAGAAAAAATAACTAATAACGAAAAGGGTGAAGCGACTTACTTTGTAAGCCAAATGAGTTACGAAGCTCTTCCAGAAGAAATGATTGATAAAACAATTATTGAAGAAGCCCAAGCTGGAGGATCAAGTCATAGTAGTTTTTTAAGAGAATATTGTGCTAGATTCACAGATGGTAGTGACAGTTATTTTAATGCAAAGAAAATGGAAGAATGTACGTTAAAGTTTAATGAAAAACCTCATACTTTATTAAAGGGCGAATCTGGCAAAAAATATATTCTTGGGATCGATCCTAATATGAGTGATAGTCCTAATGCGGATTATTTTGCTATGGCTGTTTTAGAAATAGACGAAGAGAAGGGTCATGGTATATTAGTTCATACATATGCTGGTTTAGGTAATTTAAAAAATCACGTATCTTATCTTTCTTATATTATGAATAACTTTAATATTGTTACAATTATTTTAGATAATGCTGGAGCTGATGTATTTTTATCTTCATGTAATGAATCTGAATTATTTAAGAAACAAAAATTAGAAATTAAAACATTTGATATTGATTCTGATCTTGAAGGTTTAGATTACGAAATGATGATTAGGAATGCTAGAAAGAAATATAATATAGAAGATAAAAGAATAGCTTTCAATCAAGTATTTACAAGCACATTCATACGAAAAGCAAACGAACACTTACAAGCTTGTATTGATTATAAAAAAATATGGTTTGCAAGTAAGACTGCGGCAAATGAAAGCTTCTTTAATGAAACTATAAATCGTGGCGCACCAATTGAATTAATGAAATCAGAAGACAAAAAAGATTGGACCATATTAGACTTTATTGAAAATCAAGATGATTTTATGTATCAAACTAAAAAACAATGTACATTAGTAGAACACTCATCCACTAGCAGAGGAACTCAAACTTTTGATTTACCTCAACATTTGAAAAGAAGCACTTCAGCCAATAAAGCCAGAAAAGATAATTATTCAGCCTTGATGCTTGCTAATTGGGGCTTAAAGTGCTATTTAGATATGATGACTGCACCCGCAGAAACGCCAGTAACATCTACTTTCTCACCGCTTATGATACGTTAAAATAGTGTAATTTATTCTAATAAAATTATATAATATATATGGCAATAGCAACATCTAGAATTACTCAACCTAGTCAATTTAGTGGAATAAATATATCTAATCTAGCAACGAATGCGACAATAAATGTAACTCCATTGACTAATTTACTAGAATTAAATATAATAAGTGCTAATAACAATATAAACAGTGCAAATTTAAATTTTAATAACTTTCCAAATATAAAATCTTTTTCTAGCGAAGGAAGCGCAAGGTCAGAATCAAATCCAGGAATATATGTTAATATAACTGGAACAAATTCTTCTGTACAAAATTACGCAGCAGTAAGTAGTAAAGTTACTTCTTTAATATTAAAAAATCCAACTAATATATCTTTTCCTGGCGTAAATAGCCAGATAGGACAAATACCAACTGGTTTAACTGATTTTAATATTCAAGAAAACGGTCTTGGTGGGCAAGATCTAGCTTCTATCGTATTGAGTTTTTCTGGTCTGGCAAGAGAAAATAATATTACTGGAGGATATTTAAATATTATTCCAGCTGATGCAACTCAAACTCTTACTTTACAACAGCCAAATAAAAACGGTTACTATAGAGAATTATGGAGTAGCGAGAGTGGGGAATATCAATTAGCAGCTTTATTGAACGATGGAACTACAAATGATATTGACAACCCAGGAAACATTTTTCTTTCAACAGATTATGGAATAAGTTTTAATGCAATTTTTACTGGTCTTACTAATGTTAATTTTAGAAGCGTTGCCGCTTCAAATAATCTTGATAGAATTGTAGCGGTAGGAAGAGATGCTTTCGCATATATGTCTACTGATGGTGGAGCCACTTATTCTATAATAAACACAGGAATAAGAACTGGAGTTAATAATTATACTGATGTAGCAATGTCATCAAATGGACAATATATTATTTTAACAACAAATGGTAACGCTTACCCATATACTGCTGGCTACGCAGCAACCTATATCTCAAATAACTATGGAGCTACTTTTACATCAGCACCAATTGGTCTTGGAGGATATTCAAGATTTGTAAATGCTGCTATGTCAAAGAATGGTCAATATCAGTTTGTAGCTGCAGATGATATTCCACCATATATATATAGATCTAGTAATTATGGAGTTACTTGGGGGATTGTAGCTGTTATTCCCGATGTTGTCGATATCGCTACGAGTTCAGACGGAAGATATGTATTCGTAACATCTAATAATAGTAACTACTATGAGGGCGGTATCCATAGATCTACTGATTATGGAGCTACTTGGACGCTTATTTATAGGGACTTTGTAAAGATACTTAATACTAATGTATTGAATACAGATTGGAGAGGAGGAATTAGCGTATCTTCTAATGGTAGATATCTAATAGCAGGATTGACAAGAACATACGCATTAGTTTCAGTAAATGTATACGATGTCATAACAGGCGTTTTACGGTATACTTATCGATATGTTGATTATGCTCCTGGATATCTTTTAACTTCAAGCGATTATGGAGCAACTTGGCAAAAAACAAGTTTTCTAGATAATTGGGGTTCGTGTGGTATATCTGGTAATGGTTTGCATATGTTAGCTGGATCTAGAAGCGGTAGATTTTATACTTCTCGTACAGATGGAGCAGATACAGTATATGGAACTTATTTTTTACGAGCTTATAATGCTGTTCAATATTTAAGAAATATTAAAAATTGGACAGTACTATTTATAAAAGGCTTTTTTGGTATTTAATTAAATTGGTTATTGTATATTTTTTAAGATATAATCTTATATAAAGTGTAATAATTGAAGTAAAATGGCTAAAAAATTTAAAAAAGACCAAAAAATCGATAAAAATCCAGACATTGTACCAATAATGGTAAGCCATGCCTCTAGTAACTATGAGAGCAAAGCTTCTAATGGGTCTAGTCCAGACTATACTTCGGTTAGAAGAAATGCTGCTAGCACAATAACAAGAACAGATAGATACAAAAACATTGATGATGGATTAATACCTTTCAGATACTCAACTGGAATTAAAAATAATTCTAATATGAATATTCGCGACGCGGTTATTCTGTGTCAAAAGTGCTATTATAATTTTTCTATCTTCAGAAATACTATTGATTTAATGACTGAATTTTCTTCTAGTAATATTTACTTTAAAGATGGAAGCTCAAAGTCAAGAACATTCTTCGAAGCCTTATTTAAAAAGATTAATTTATGGGATTTTCAAGATAAGTTTTTTAGAGAGTATTATCGTTCTGGTAATGTATTTCTTTATCGTTTTGACACAAAAGTTAGCGACGCAGATGTAACAAAAATTACTCAAACATTTGGTTTAAATACATCTAAAGCTGCAGTTAATTTACCATCAAGATATATTGTTTTAAATCCAGCAGATATTCAAATTGGTGGAAGTATTAATTTTTCAACTGGAAGATACTATAAAATTCTTAGTGATTACGAATTAGAAAGACTAAAAAATCCTAAAACAGATGAAGATAGGGAAGTATTTAATAGTCTTCCAGAAGAAGCTAGAAAATTAATTCAATCAAAAACAATTGGCGTTTTGACAATGCCTTTAGATAGAGAAAGACTCTGCGCTGTATTTTATAAGAAGCAAGATTACGAGCCATTTGCTGTACCAATGGGCTTTCCAGTATTAGAAGATATTAATTGGAAAGCTGAGATGAAAAAAATGGATATGGCAATTACTCGCACAATGCAACAATCAGTATTACTTGTTACTATGGGAGATACTCCTGAGAATGGTGGAATTAATCAAAGAAATCTCGAAGCAATGCAAAAACTTTTTGAAAATCAAAGTGTTGGCCGTGTGCTTATTGCTGATTATACAACGAAAGCTCAATTTGTTATTCCAGATATTGGCAATCTTATTGGTCCAGAAAAGTACGAAGTTGTTGATAGAGATATTAAAATTGGTTTAAATAATATTCTTATTGGTGACGAAAAGTTCGCTAATACAAATATCAAAGTTCAAGTATTTATAGAAAGATTAAAACAAGCTCGCGAAGCATTTATTAATGAATTTCTTATTCCAGAAATTCGCAGAATTAGTAAAGATCTTGGATTTAAAAATTATCCAACCCCACGCTTTGAAGATATCGACTTAAAAGATGATATACAATACGCAAGAGTTTATAATCGTCTTATCGAACTTGGTATTTTAACTCCAGAAGAAGGAATGAAAGCAATTGATACTGGAAGATTACCAACTTCAGAAGAATCAGTAGAATCACAACAAAGATTCAAAGATCTTAAAGATCAAGGTTTATATCAACCATTAATTGGTGGAGCAAAAATAGGCGCAGGTGAAGCAGGTAGGCCAAGTGGAACTACTGGCATACCTCAGTCAACAAAAAATGTTAAACCAATTGGCGAAGGAAGACAATCTAAAGCTTCTGTAGAAGAAAAGTATAGCTTACTCAAAGTAAAAGAAAATCTTGTTCTCGCACAAAAGTTAGAAGAAGAAGTTGCAGCTAGTCTTCGCAAAAAACACAACATTAAAAAATTAAGTTATAACCAAAAAGAAGTATCAGAACAAATTGCTAAAATTATTATTGCTAATGAAACTCCAGAAAATTGGATGTCTAAAATAGAAGATTATATCAAACAACCAGTTGATCAAAATCAAGAAATTGTTGCTAATGTAAATTCTATTGCTTGTGATCATCAAGTTGATAGTTATTTAGCTAGTATACTTTATCATAGTAAGGTTTAATTTATGGCTAATTTAATTAGACTAAAACAAATCGATCAACCAGATTTAAGTGGATTTTTTAATACTGCATTTATTCAAACTGGTATTTTAAATACAACATTTGTTGATAAATTTACTGATCAGAATATAAGCGGAGTTAAGACTTTTATAGATGGAGTTAATTTAAATAACATAGACAATTTAAGTCTTTCTGGAGTTGATATAAGTATAATAAATGCAAATATTGCTCTAACAAATCGTCCTACTGTAAATGGAGTAGGAGTTTTACTAAATGGAGAAGCTGCAAGTCTACCAGTAACAATTGTTTATACTACTGGAGATCAAACTATTTCTGGAGTCAAAACTTTCGCAAGGCGTCCAACGGTAAATGGTACTGGGATTCTTTTAAGTGGCGAAGCTACGGTTTTACCAACAACAATAGTTTATACTACTGGAGATCAAACCATTTCTGGAGTTAAAACTTTCGCGACGCGTCCAACAGTAAATGGTACTGGGATTCTTTTAAGTGGCGAAGCTACGGTTTTACCAACAACAATAGTTTATACTACTGGAGATCAAGCAATAAGCGGAGTTAAGACCTTTGTAGAGGGAATTAATTTAAATAATATACAAAATTTAATTCTTTCTGGATTAGATATAACAATAACAAGTGGAGATGTAAATTTAACAAATCGTCCAACAGTAAATGGTACTGGAGTATTATTAATTGGAGAAGCCTCTAGCTCTGTTTTACCAAATACTATAGTTTATACAACTGGAGACCAAACCATTTCTGGAGTTAAAACTTTCGCAACGCGTCCAACAGTAAATGGTGCTGGAGTATTATTAATTGGAGAAGCCTCTAGCTCTGTTTTACCAAATACTATAGTTTATACAACTGGAGATCAAACCATTTCTGGAGTTAAAACTTTCGCAACTGGAGTAAATATAAGTGGTCATGTGGGTATTGGTATTAATAGTAATGATTTTCACTTGTATGTTAGAAAATCCTCAGCAGGAGCTGCAAATCCAGATAGTGGTAGTATTGCTGTGTTTGAAGGAAGTGGAAATTCTCATATAACTGTTCTAGCATCAAATGCGCAAACTGCTGGTGTGGTACTTGGTAGTCCAGCTGATAACTTTGGTTCATACTTAAGCTGGAATCATGATAATAATCTTTTGAAGCTTGCAACCGCAAAACCTAGTGGTTTTATACAAATCTTGACTGACAATGAAAGGGTAGCTGTAACAATTACAAGCTCTGGTAATGTTAATTTTACTAATCGCCCAACTGTAAATAATACAGGAGTTCTTTTAAGTGGACAAAATTCGTTTACATTTGTATTAACCCATTCATCAAGTACTCTTGGTAGTGGCTTCAATTACTTTGGACTTAATGATGCTGGATATAGTTCAGCCTCAGCAGGTTCAAGAAGAAGAATGCCAATTCTTGAAACTTGCGAAATCAGAAAAGCTTCGTGGTCACATGTGGTTGGTACAATTGGATCACCAGCTACTATACTTTCAACTGGATATATTATTAATACATCATCAAATCCACGCCAAACAGGAATAGTTAGTACTGTTATAGATAGCGCAAGTGATACTAATCCAGGTCATTATATAACAAATTTCTCTCCGTCAATTAGCGTAATATCTGGAGACCTAATAGTAGCTGCTTTAGCTGTTACTGGCTTCACAACAGCTCCTCTCCAGGTGAGAGATACAGTCGTATTATATTGCTATAATTAATATTAGATTTAATATATTTTTTCTTTTATAATAATGTGTAATATCTTATGAAAACTATGCTATCTAAAATATTTGGCCCAAATTGGAGATCTAGCTCATCTGGAATAGCTACAGTTGTAGCAGTTTCTACTGCAATAGCAATTCATTCTGATCCTTCATTAGTAGCTTTTCTTCCAGACCAAGCAGAAGTTTATATTACAGGAATTGCAAAATTAGTAGCAGTTGTATCTGGTATTATTTTTGCATTAACAGTAAAAGATGCAGCAGTTACTGGTGGAAGAGTAGGTCAAACAATTGAAGCAGAAAAAAGAACTGGAGAAAATATATGAATAAATTACAATTAGCCGCAGTTGCTCTTTTGAGCGTATTTTTTGTTGGTTGTGCTACAACCAATACTGGAAAAGTTGATGTTGCAACAAGTGTTGAAAATACTCTTC